AAGACGTAATGTTCCATAACGCCAAGATTGATTAATTGCATCATTTTCAATTTTTAAACTTACTAATCTTCCTCTTACTCTAGTATCTACTTTATCAGTAGAAGAATTAATTGTAAAGGGCCCTGTGACTGAAGGAAGCGTATTAGAGCTAGCTGCGGTATTACTTGGGTAATCACTAAAGAATAAAGTTACTTTTGCATCTCCAGTTAATACTTTAAAATCTGGAATAAATCTTCTTACTTTTAATAAAAATTCTGCATCCCCTCCTTGTTGATCATGCATACTATAATCTCCGGATCTAATATAAGCAGGAATAGCATTGGTTGCCCCTGTATACGTTAATTCATTATTTCCTACTTCGTGTTCATAATAAACAGAAGAACCTACAAAATAATTAGAATTAACATCCGTAGTTAATCCTTGCACTACAGGGAACGTTCCAGCAGCAACTCTTGTGTATTGAGTTGCTTGTGGGTTAGAATAAACTGCACTATCTGCATACGTAGATCTAGATAACGTACCTGTAACCCAAGTTTGTTCTTCATAATTATAAGTCACCACTCTATCAATTTGTGTTGAATTTTTACTAGGATAAAACCAATTAATTTCTGAATACAATGTATTATGAGAAGAGTAAATAATTTCACCAGCATCATAATTAAGTCCAACCGTATTGTTGTTATTATTAAATATAAAATCTTCTACTAAACAAGGAATAGATTTAACGGTACCATCGTAAGCAAAAAACCCACCTTCATTAGACATCCAATAAGTAATACCATTGGAATAGGTAACCGCATGTTTTCCTATTAAACCACAATTACTTCCCACTTGACGTAAAGAAAATACATAAGGTGGCCCTACAAATTGTAAAGCAAACGCAGCCGTATCAGTTAATACCAATAAATAATCTTTTGCATTAACCGCTCCAACAATTTTACTCCCTGCATCTAATTGAAACGTTCCTGCTGTATTGGTAGCAGTTGGTGTATATACTTCTGGATCTTCTTGATTGGAAAAACGAATGAACATTCTATTATAAGTAGATGTAGTATTAATCGTAGTTTCGGTTCCCATATGAAATAAATGTCTATCTCTATCGGATACAATCGTCATATATGATTTAGTTGGAGCTCCTGATAAAACCGTTGCTCTTGTTTGTAATGCAGATCCTGATACTGCAATTGGATCCCATTCAAATGTTTTTCCTGCTTGAATGGTTGCAATTAATTTCTGTCCATAATTATCTAAAGACCAGCTTCCAGCTTCAATAGTTAAATCACTTGAAGATCTTTCTGTTCCCCAAGTATCAAGTCCCCAAGTAAGAACACCCCATCCGTATCCATACGTTTCAATTGCTGGACCAACAAATACATAAGGAAGTGAATCTAAAGTACCATCATTGGTTGCCCCTGTCCCTGTTTCTGCAGTTGGCATCGTAATCGTAAAAGTATCGCTAGTTGGAACTGTTTTAATTTCAAATACCACATCATCAAAATCAGTTGCTGTATAATCAGTATCTGGAGAGGTAAAAGATCCTGCATTCTCAAATGTAATTAAATCTCCTATTAATAAACCATGAGGCGCTGGAGATGTAATAGTAACCGTTGTTGAACCATTAGTAGTAGTTATATCGCAACTTGTTTGAGATTTGGTTGTATCAATAGGGGTAATATCATAAAACGCACCTTCATAATAAACAACTAATAATTTATTAGTTCCAATAGCTGCGTATCTTCTTCCTTCTAAATCGGTCCATGTGTGTTGAGCTCTTGCTGCTCCTATTAAAGAACTGTTAACTAAAGATTGCCAACCACCTATTTTTTCCGGTAGTCCATAACGAAAACGTACATTATCCCCGTCAATCCACTGTCCTTCAGCTCCTGATGCGGTAAATTGCTTGTTAAAGCCTGGTCTAATATTTAAAAGTTTTAATGGCATGTCTTGCATTATATAGGTACTTTTGTTAAAGTACAACGTAGAAATATAAGGAAGAATCAGTTTTAATTCGGTAGCATCAGCCAAGAAGTCATAATATATTTTTCTCCTTGTAGCGGAGGATTACCTCTGTGCACATAAGGAAATGCAGCTGGCCAAATAACACATCTACCTTTAACAGGTTTTACTCGTACAGATTGGTTAAGAAACTCTGTTTCACCTCCGTTTTCGACATCGTTTAGATAAATAGTAAATACTAAAGCTCTTCTTGAGTTATCATAGCCAGGGGAATGTTCTACATGCCAAACATGATATCCTTGAGTAGGTAATGTTTTTTGAATTTTAATAGTTGTATACTCAAATTGTTCTACTCCATAAGCACTTAACGCACCCGTTGTATCTTGATAATGTCGTAAAGCCGTATCAAAATTAACCAACAACGGTTTCATTTCTTTAAACCAAACTTTTACTTCTCGTTCATCTAAATCAATTGAAGTATCACTTTTAATAGTGAAAGAACAATTTTCAGCCTGAAGTCTATTGTAGGATTGGTTTAAAGAATCTTTTTTTTGATAGTAAGTAATTGCTTTATCACATTCTGCATCAGTGACGTATCCATCGTAAATACCAATATGGTTATTAATTTCTGCATGTCTTTTTTTATTTTCCATTATTTTTTTCCCATTCTTTTATAGCGTATTCATTATCATCTTTAAAGTCACTGTATTCACCGTGAACGTCTACATAATGCATAAATACTTGAGCACAGCCGTCTCCTTCAAAAGGTTTTCTTCCATGTTCTAGTTCAATGCCTAGATATACTACAGCATCTCCTTCTTCTATTTCTATCCAATTACCTTCCATATGTATTGGCCAGTTATCTGTTTTATGTATACATGCTGTAACAGATACTTCACAAGAAGGTCTATCTTTATGATCCTTTAATATTGAACCATACACATAGTATCTCCAAAAAGCATAAGTCTTAAAAAGTTTTAAACCAGTTTCTTTTTCCATCAGAGGTATTTTTAATTCTAATAATGTATTCATTAATGCATCTTTATACCAAGAAGGAGCTAAAGGACTTTGAAGATCGCACTGCCATGTGTCATCAAGTTTATTTTTGCAGTATAGTTTCAATATATTTAATTCTTCTTTTGAAAAAAAATTTTTAATTAATTTATATTTATATTCTTTTATATTAGCCATGATACAACACTATAACGAATTCCTTTTGTAATGGCCTCTACTTTGTGAGGAAATAAAAAATTACTTGGGAAAAATATAATAGTTCCTGTTTTGCATTTAATTCTTTTCATCTCTTCTTTACCATTTTGTTGGTAAAAAATAAAATCACCGCCTTCATACTCATCGTTTAAATTTAAAATAACAGTCAATGTTCTTTGTGTAGGAAAATAATCTGTATGCATTTCGTATTTGCCACCAGGACTATATTTTAATAAATCTATTTGAGTTAAATATGAAGTGCTAATTTGAGGAAATTTAAATTTATAATGAGAATAAACATGAGTTATTTCACTTTGAATATGTTTAAAATAAACTTGATCAGAAATAAGGTTTTTGCCTAACGTATAGCCTTGTACGTTTCTAATGTCTTCGTTTATTCCAACTACAGTAGACATTTTATTTTTTGCTTTATAATCGATGTAAGCAATTAAATCCTTACAAAAGGATTTATCTATTAAATTATTTAATTCAACAATAGCTTCTTCTATTTTCATTTTAAATACAATTTATAATAAATTGTATAAATGTCTAGTAAGAAGAGTAAGAAGTAGGTCTTGCGCCTTTTTCAGCTTCTGTTCTTGGGTCAGCGTCCCAATTAGCTTGTAATTGAGCCAGATGACTAGCATCCCATTTAGAGACAAATTGAGATCTAAAGTCTCCTAATCCAGAGGAAGTCCAAGAAGCATGTGGAGTTTCGTCTCTATATTCTACAGAATCTTTATAATCATGATTATTATCTTTGTATTGAATTGCCCAAACATTAGACCATTTTTCATCATTCCAAAATGCATCATCATTAATTATGTAATCAATTCCTAAAGATTGATTTCTTATACTTTTATCTTCAAAAACTACTGTCCAATCTGAAAAAGTTGCCATAAATTCTCCTATGTTTTAATTATATAAAGTAAAGTTAAATAAGGTTGTAAAACTGATGTTGCATCACCAGTAAAGTTTGCACTCATATTATGAGAGTGACCACCGCCACCTCCTGCACTACCAGTGCTACCAACGCTTGCTACTGGAGCATTTCCAGGTTGAAAATTACCTCCAGGACTTGCTCCACCTGGGTGTGAGTGAGATGCTATCTGAGGAGTTGATAAAGTTGCATTCGCTGTTGAACCAGCTACATTACCTGATGAAGCTACTGTGTTCGCTCCTCCTGTGGAACCTAAATTTTTAGTTCCAGATTTTCCAATTGGAACATTGTCTTGAAGATCAGGTAAATTAAAAGTAGTTGAACCATCTCCAACTCCATAAGTTGTACCGATGACTGCAAATAATGCAGAGTAAGTTGATCTTGAAACAGCTGTACCATCACATTCTAAAAATCTTGTTGGAAGTGAACTTGATGACCAAGGTAAAATAGTACCTGTAGCTGTACCTTCAATACCCGTAAGGTTTGCTCCGTCAAAATCATATCTAGTTGCTTCGTAGTTAGCCATCTATTATTTCTCCTTATACGTCCAGCCTGTTGTTGCATCACCAGAATACACTAATGTGAAACCAGCACCTTGTGTGTTTACTGTTAAATCTGCAGCTGCGTTTGCTATATTAGAACCATTTCTTCCAACAGTCAACGCGTTTGTGTTAAAATCATATCCTTGATCAATAAAAGAAACTTCCGCTCCTGTAGAAGGAGAAGGAGGTAAAGTAATAGTAACAGTGCCACCATTTGTATTAGCTAAAATAGCTGCACCTTCTTGTACTGTTTCAGCTGATGAAACAGCTCTCCATACTTTTTCTTCTGAAATCTTTTTAACATCAGTTCCATCAGAATATAGAACATAAGAATTTCCTTCTGCAATTTGTACTCCTGATCCAGAAGATGTTTTAACTCTTACATTATAACCTGCGTGATCAATTGAATTTTTTATATTATAAACTTTTTCAATAGAGTCTGGAACTATTACATCTACCGATGTAGTTGCTAAAGTACCTGTTAATTCTATAGTTGCATTTTTTCCATCCGATACAACACCATTAGAAAATGTTAAAGTTACACCTGTTGTATTATTAACTGCAACAGACTCGTAACCAGCAATTGCTTGTTGTAAAATAACTAAATTGGTATTTGTAATATCACCCCAAAGACCTGACTTTTCGCCAGTAACCATGAGTTCTAGTTTTAAATCCGCTGAATAACTTGATGCCATATTTTACTCCTAAATTTATGCCGCTACTAATGTATATACAACCGACGTTCCTGTGTCAATTATTTCCCAATCATTAGTACCCACTGAATTTACACTAGCCGACATAGGAAGTCCAGTTAAATTAGCGTTAGCACTAGCCGTTATAGTTACACTATTTTGTACCGCTGTCAAAGCATTTCCTGTGACATTTACAGGGGTATTTAAATCTACCGTTATACTATTTAAATTAGAAGATATTTCTTGACCTAATGGGAATACATCTTGAGATATATCAACACCTTCATTGCCTAAAAAGGCAGTCATAGAATTTTCAAATACCGGTATAGAAACGCTTCCACCAGCGTTTATTCCAACACTATTAACTAATGACGTTAACTCTTGTCCGATTACATTGACATCAGTATCAATAGTAATGCTCTCATTACCTAAATTCGTTGTGATACTTAAACCAGTTACACTGATTAGTGAATTAGCGTCTAGTGTTGCAGTTCCTTCAGTAACAGTTAATTCTATTCCTGTTACATCTGCATCAATACCTATAGACGCAGTCCCATTACCTAAAGTAGTAGATAAAGATAGGCCATTTAATAAAACAGAATAATTTACTCCCCATGCCCATTCACCCCAGGCAGCTCTTCCCCAACCTGAACCAACTAAATATTGATCATCAATGGTAACAGAACTTAAATTACCAGTCATTGAACCAAGACTAGATAAAGTTACTTCCCCTGTAATTTGAAAAGTTACATCATCTAAAATAGATGTGATTGGAAAACCTGTAGGAAATATAATTGCTGCAATATCTGTAGCAACAGAATTGATATTCGCTGTTAAAGAATTTCCAGTTACATTAGCATCAACGTCAAGAAACTGAGAAGTATTTCCCAATACAGAAGATAAAGACGCACCTGTAACATCGACTGAAACATCGGATTGCTCACCCCATGCATTCAGTCCCCAGGTTAATTCACCCCATGCATTGGCCATCGAAAAAACTCCTTAAAATTAACCGGAGATTCTAAGAATAGCTGCTGCGCTAGTGTCTGCTGGGAATACGATTGTGAAAGTTCCGTCAGTAGCTGTTTTATCTGTAGTAAAATCTAAAACCGCAACAGCTGCGTTAGCCACAGTTGCTGAAGTGTTATAGATTAAAGCACCTCTTGCAGTTAGTGTAACTCCTGTAAAAGACAAATCTGCAAAATCACAAAATGCGACTCCACCAACTTGTTGAGTACCTGAGTTCACTAAAGTTCCGCCACCTTGAACGTATTGACCAGAATCAGGGACTTGATCCCCTGTGCTATCTCCTGGATAAACAGTTGTAGCAGAATTTAGAGTAGCTGCAGAAGTATACAGAGCTAATTTAAAAACATCTCCGCCAGATGATTTAAAGTTATGTTCACCTTCTAATAATTCTTGTTTGAA